AAAAACTTTTACGCGTTTATTTTCAATAAATTTAACTTTTCTTTTCTGGTTAACTGTTTTATAGCGTATTCTCTCTTAGATGCTAGAGATCTGGTTTCATGGGTTTCTGAATACATCATTTGGACTGGTCGTCTTGATCTCGTGTACTTGGCTCCTTTATTAGAAGTATTGTGTTCATTTAACCTACGATCTAGATCAACTGTGATGCCAGTATATAAGGAACCATCAGAACACTGTACGATATAAACATACCATTCCTTCATTTGTAATCAAACCAATAAAACATTGCTAAAATAATAAGCTTATCTAATATCCAAAGTCCTATAAGTATTGATAGCTTTCTGTCTATGTCGAATTTATCCTTCATGATCTATTTTTTAATTAACATCCATGCTACAATATATATTATTAGACTGCTGGGTATTAATAAGAATATAATTCGCCATGCTAATGGTGATGTATCTGTCCATTCAGCTAATCCTCCACAAACTCCGCCGATATATTTGCTCGATGTACTTCTTCTTAGTTTATTCATTTAATTTTAGTCTTGTTATTATTTCTTCAAAATGTTTATGCATGCTCATTCCGCTATACCATCCTTTATTTTTCCAAGTATCGCATTGGCCTGATTTAGTTTTTTCAAATATCTCAACGGCTTGATCATGATTATACAAACAGAGTTCACTTGTTTTACGATCAGTATATGCTATCCAAATATTCTTACCAGAGTACTTACGATCTAGAGTTGCCCTTGATCCTTTTAACTGAATTGAATATGGTGTAGCTGTATCTATATGATATGCTATCATGTCTGCACCATGCTTATCTGCTGTGATCTGAGAGCATGCAAAGCCGTATTCTACGAGAACTGCTGCAGTTTTAGCAAAATTATATACTTCTTGTTCTTTTCCTCCAAGTTTGTTATAATTAACTCTTTCTTTAAATAGTTCTTTCATTAGTATTCTTTTTTAATTGCGTGCCATTCTCTAGCAAACCAGCACATTATTTTTTGTTCTTTCTTGAGCATTCTCTTTGAAATCGCGATAGCATATCGTAAACCTGAATTCACGTTATCGTGATGTAGCTCGGACTCGAATTGTTCTATCAATTCGGTGATCGGTGTTTTAATTTTGTTTTCCATATAAGTATAATTACACACTTTATGGTAAATTTACATTTATATCAAACAAATTATCACCCATCGTTTTGGAATACCTTCAAAATAATAAATAGCTTTGCCATATTTGTTCTTATATCTTAGTGTATTTCCATCTAAATAATAAAGTGCCTCGCCATATCTGTTCTTGCTTCTAATTGTGTTATTGTCAAAATAATAAACATGAGCGCCATATGAATTCTTATGCTTTACTGTATTACCGTCTAAATAATAGATTGCTTTACCATATGCGTTTTTAGTTTTAATAGTGCCTTGATCATTATATAGCAATGCAACACCGTACATGTTTTTAGCTTTAATTATATTACCATCAACATATACAACATTATTACCATATGCGTTTTTAGTTTTTACCGATTGGGCATTTACTAAAACACATGTGAATAATGCAAGCGCTATAAAAATAATTGATCTCATTTAAAACATTTTTGCAACATTAGTAATTAGCAATGCTAAATAGAGTGACATTGCAGTAAATAATACAATATCTACTGAGTCTACTTTTTTAATAATTGTTTTGATTTTTTCCATTTCTCTTTAATTAAAATATATAAATTCTATACATGCAACATGATTCAGCATCTTATCGTCTTCGAATTGAACAGACGCAATGTCTGGTCCATTTAAGTTGACGATGGCAACAACCTCGTCAACTACATCTTTTCCGAAGACTTCAATAGCTTCGACTGATCTCTCTTCGAATGTCATTAGTTTTTACAAATATAAGGTTTGTCCCATTTTCCAATGTGAATCCAAGTATAATAATCTGGAATCATTCCATAATCACCATCTTCTGTACTTTCACCTTTACCTTCATTCAAGATAGGCATAACAACATCTAATAGATCTTGTATTGGTGGATTTGAATCATACTCTTCAGTATATCTGTTCCATGTTTCTGATCTATAATCAATATAAGGATTTAATTGATCATACTCAATTCCGAAATTAACCGGTCCTTCCATAACTGCAACTTTAATACCTGAATAGTGTTCAGTTGTTATGGATAATTTGTACTGTGGAAGAGCAGCTTTAAGTGCTTTTCTCTTTGCTTTTACTTGTTCTTTTGTAATGTAAGGCATAATTGTTTTTTTAGTTAATAATTTAATTACTCTACTAATATACCAAAAAAAAGCCAAATAAAAAAATATTTGGCTGATTATTTTCAAAAAAGTTTAAAGTATTTTTCCAAGTATCTTTAATTTAAGCTCATCCCATCTAGAAAGAGGTCCTGACCACATTTTTCTATCGTCTAACTTTTCCCAATGATTATATAAAAAGCCTCTAATAAATAGAATATCCCAATTATCAATAGTAAAATGTTTAACTTCTGCCCCATTAGGAAGTCTAAACTCAAATGCCAATAATGATTTAGTTTCAAAATTATGAACAACTTCAAAAAGTGTAAATCCCCAACATCGGTCTCCATCATGAAGAAATAGATCAAAGAAATTAATCTTTAGGTTCCACCGGTGTGTCATCCATTCTATCTTTTGTAATATTTTCATCTTTGTTTATTTTTTTAAGTTTCTTACTTGGTACATTCCACATTTCGTCCCAAAATATCATGTCATCTTCCATTTTCTACTAAGTAAGTAAGTTCACATTCTGGATCATCGATAACCTGTACTATCGTAGGTTTAATAGATCCATTTGATTCTAGGATCTCACAGGTTCTCTTATATGCGCTTGCGAGTATACAACCATTGATACCAGAACTAAGATCACCTGGAACATCTAATATGCTCTCAATATGCTTATAAATAAAATCTTGTTCTTTCATTAACATTTGAAGCTAGGTTTTAAAACTTTAATACTTTTGACATCGGGGTTTTTTAATGCAGCTTCTGCATATGCTTCAGGATATTTTATATTGCTATAACATCTAACGTCTCCGCTGTGATATGTTGTTTCCATATCCCATCCACCTGGTATTAAACTTTGTGGATTTGTTCTCCATTCATCGCTAACGTAAAATCCAGTATTTTTTGATTCTTCTAGCATGTAAATAAATTATAAATGTTTGACCATATTATAGATGCTACTACTAATATAACAGCCCATGTAATAATAAGTGTCCAATTTGTTTTTGCTTTTTTATTCATAATCTTCTAAGTCTTCTAAACCTCTAACTCTTCTGTGGTTAAATGGTGGTTCTTGATTACGTTCTCTCTTCCTTTTAAAGTTGAGCTTACGTTTACGATCTTCGGGACTGATGTCCTCACGTGGTGTGTTACGCTTCTTCATAGTATACTATTTAATCGATATTCTCGGTTGTAGTAGTTTCACAGTAAATAGACGGCGGTGTGCCAGTCCATGTTGGATCTGTAAAATATGGATTAGGTGTGTACATTGGAATCTGTGAAGATTCGTTTTGTAACAAAATCACTGCTTCTTCCGCTGTGATATGTTTCTGATCTAATAATCTCTGTACAATACTTGCTTTTGTCATGTGTATTAATTGTCTAATTGATAATCAGCAGGTGGTAATTCATTTAGTAAACTACCCGGAACCGTGCTTGGATTATCTAGTTTCTCAAATTTAAAATTAGGTTTAATAAATTCATTTAAGGCTTTGCCTTGAGATTCAGCTGATTCAAATGCTAGAAAATCTTTTAACTCTACATCTTCATAAACATATGTTGCTTTATTGAAGTGCACTGTTAGATCTTTAGTTGTGAAGTTATACGATGCGTGTGTGATCGTAGATGAATCATAATATGAAGTAGTCGATGTTCGCATATTCGTTTGTTTAGACTTTATACCTCAATGGGTATAAAAGGTTTCACAAACTAATAATTTATACCCTGATGGGTATAAAATAATGTTTAAAAGTCGTCAGGCATGTTGCTAACTCTAACACCTGTAGAAACAAGTGCCTTTCTAAGTGAATTAACTGCAGATACGACTTGTGCAGAATCTCCGCCACCTCCACCACCAGTAATACCTTTACCGAATGCTCCGATTGCACTACCTACTGCGCCAGCCGCACCTTCAAGTATTCCAGCACTTTCCGCATTACCTTCTGCTACTGATGTTTTGAATTTCTCTATCATCTCCGCTAAATTTTCTAAAGCTTTTTCTAATGATTCACCCATCGCCGCTAATATATCATCTGGACTATCTTGACTTGAAAGTACTGCAAGTGCTTCAAACATTTGTCTAGACTCTTTAAGTTTTGTAAGATCCATTGAATTAATAGCATTTGCAACTTCAGGGAAAGATTTAGCGTTAGCTGTCATGTTTCTACCAATAGATCTCCACAAGAAAGCTTGAGCAGTGTAACCTGCAATTGGTCTTATTCTACTAACAGGACCAATAAACATATTCTTCATGATAGTTGCTTTAAGAGGATCCATCTGATTAACAGCCGATGAAATCTTAGGAATAGCATCACCCATGCGAGAGAATGTTTTACCTATGACGACATACATTTTTGTTTTTGCTTCAGTTTGACCTGGGAATATTGTAGTTCCTCCTATTAATTTAACAAATGAATTCATCTGTTCTATTGACAGCGTGTTAATAGCTGTAGTCATTTTTGGAATCGCCCATGACATTTTACCGTATGCAGTACTAAGTCCTTTTAACATCATAAGTTTTGGAACTAGAGTTTCGGGTGTTGATTCACCACCAAAAATGCTCATAAATGATTTACCTTGTGCAGCTTTAAAACTATTTACAGCTGCTACTATTTTAGGTATAGCATAACTAAATATGTCATAGTTATGTCCTAATGCATTTATCATTCTAATTGCAGTATTTATTTCTGACTCTGACCTTTCTCCACCAGCTTCAGTAATAGCCTGAATCATAGCTTTAATTTTTTCTTGAACCTCTTGAGCGTTCTTAACATCTTTAACTATATTTGCAGCATTCTTTGCGGCTCCCGCTAATTTTTTAAATGGATCTGCAAGTTTTTCAACTAATTTAATACCCTTTTCGAACTTAGTAGGTTTCCAGAATGCCCATCCTCTACCCTTAGCAGCATCACTACCACCAATAGTAGTAAATACATTCGTTAATGCTTTAATTAACATTTGTGAATTTCTTTCGATCTTAGGTACAATTTTATCTAGATCTGAAATAGTATAATATCCTGTGGCTTTACCTTCTGCGTCAAATCCTTTAGCAAATTTTAAATTAGCCATATCTTGAACTCCTGTTGCTAAATTCTTAAGAGGCATTCCCATGCCCTTTACTAAATCGATACCTTTTTGTATTGTCGACTTTCCTCCCCACCAACTAGATTTAGCGTTTGGTGAACCACCTACCTTTGCAAAAGTACCGGAAAGTGCTGTTATTAATGTCTTAGTGTTTGCAGTAACTGTTTCTGCATGTTTTAAATTAAATTTTTCAAAGCCATTTGGTTTACCCGTTTCTGGATCAAAACCTGTTGGCATTTTAAGGTTTGCCATAGCTTGTACACCCATGGCGATTCCAGTCAGTGCTGAGCCCATACCCTGTACAGAAGAAATACCATCTGCAACTGGATTAGATTCACCTCCACCAAATATAGAAGCTAAAAGTCCTTTTTTACCACCACCTGGTAATTTAATCTGTTGACCAGTTTCTGGATCTGTTATTGTAAGACCGTTACCTATCATAGCAAATGGAACTGCTAATGAACCGATCATAGTTACTGTATTTTCAATAACTGTTTTCCAAATATCTCCCGATAATGTTTCATATCCGGTAGCATTACCTTCTTTATCAAATCCTGTTGGGAATTTAAGACTAGCCATAGAAGAAACACCTTTAGCGATTCCAGTTAATGCAGCTCCCATACCATGTACAGAAGAAATACCCATAGCTACTGGATTACTACCACCTAGTCCGAAGAAACCACCTCCACCACCAGTGAATTTAATGTCTGTCATCTTCCCGGTCATTGGATCCTTAACAGAAAGTTTTCCACCGCCACCTATTAAATTAAAAGGAACTGCTAATGAACCAATCATAAATGCTATGTTCTCGGCTAATTTAGGTAAATCGGCTTTTTCAGAAATAACTTGGAATTTACTAATACCAATACCTATTGATATTAATGCGAGACCTGCGGTTAACATTGCTGCTGATCCAAGTATAATACCTGCTGCACGCCATGGCCACATACTAAATGAGTCGCCAATTGTATTTAATAAAACAGATAAGTTTGATCCTTCACCAGATGGTGCAGGTTGTAATAATTTTTTACTCTTATTTAGTACTGCGCCCATTGCTGCGGTACCTCCAGCTATCGCTATCATAGCTACACCTGCAACTAACATCGCTGCTGCACCCGCTAAAATAAACGGAGCTGCTAAACCGAATAAACCAAATTCTATACCTAACATTGCTATTAAAGCTCCTATTTGGCCTATAAGTGTCCAACCTCCTTTTTCTAAAGGTTTGGCAATCATTCTTACTGCAAGTGCTATTAGTATAACAGAAATACCTGCTACGATCATCGCTATTGCACCTGATTGAATTAAACTAGCTCCTAAACCTATAACCACGAATGCTGCTGCGATTCCTGCTATAACTAGAAGTGGCATAAATGATTCAAGTGTCATTTTACCTGGTGGAATCAATGCATTTAATATTATAAATGATAGTGCTACAACTATTATCGATAGTGAAGCCCATAATAAAGCTTTTGCACCCATTTTAATTGGTTTTGCCATTAATCCTATTACCATGAAAGTTCCACCAATAATAGCCAACATTTTAATAGCTGCCCATATTGTTTCCATATCTGGAATTAAATACTTAAATACTGCAAATGCCAATCCTAAACCAACGATAGCGATACCTGCCATGGCAATTGCCATAATACCTTCTCGCATGCTTTTATCAACACCCATTTTATCTAGCATCCAGAACATTAATCCCATTACTAATATAATACCTAGTGCCCATATAGCGCCTTTCATTGCCATTGGCATTATAATTTGAACTAGAGCGAATGAAATTGCCATGGCTAATATACCAAGACCTAATAACATCATTCCTGTTCCAAATTCTTTTAATCTTTTACCATCTAATATGCCTAGCATATCAAGTAGTTTTAAAGTTATACCTATTATACCTAACATTATTGCTACACCAATAGCTCCTTTTATTGCAGGTCCTATAAATAAAGATATTAATGCTAATGATCCTGCGAAAACTAAAAGAGCTAAACCTACCTTTTTAAGTTGTGCAAGTGCTTTTAGTTTCTTTTTGTCTAGGATTTTGGCAACTAACATTACCGCACCAACTGTCATAAAGAGTGCTATCGCTATTAAAGGCGATGCCATTGCTGTTATTATTAAAAGTGGAATTGCAAGCGCCATATATCCTGCGAATGCGAATATAGACTTACCGACCTCACCTAGTTTTGCTAAAGCGCCAGCAATGCCTTCCATTTGCTTAGCCTTTTTCTCACCGTCAGGTCCTAATTTGTTAAGTGCTTCTACTATGTAACCTAAACCTGTACCTATTGGTTTTAGTGTAGGTGCCATGATTGCCATGGCCATAGCTTCTTTAATACTTGTCTTATTACCTCCACCACCGGATTTACCAGTAGCCATATCTTCTAATACAGTAACAAGAGCATCTATTCTTGAATACAAATCTCCACCAACACTAACTGATGCTGCAGTTAATTTTGATGACTCATTGAGTTCTTCTATTGCTTTGCTTTGAGCGCCCATTCTATCAAAGGCACTTTTCATAAAATTTAAGTTCAAGTCTAGAGAAATATTTTTAAAGTATGAAGCGTGCTGATCAATAGACCAGCACGCCGTCTCTCATACTATATATCTTTACAATTTCGGCATCTTAAAGGAAGGTGCTTTCATTGAAGGAACTTTGGGCATCTTAGGAGAAGATTGCGATCTCATTGATTGCGATTGCTTATCCTGTTGTTCTGATTGTTCCGATGTTTGTTTATTCTTAGCTTTGATGTACTCTTGTAAATTTTGAACATAATACCAATACTCATAGTAGTACATTTCTTCAATCTCCGAGGGTTGCATCCTAAGGTGTATGCCCAGGTAGAACTTAGTCTTAAAGTAGTTCTGCAGAGAGATCTGAAATAATGAAAAGACTTTTGATGCCACCTGGGAAATCAAGAGGGGCTGTTGCGATCTCCCCATCGATTTCTAATTCTAGTGTTGTTTGTACACCTATTCTCATTTTTTCAGCCAATCTATAGACTATCATATACTTTCTGTCATCCCATCCTTTATAATCAACTTCTAATTGAAATATTTTAGGAAGAGATAATCCTCTCCAGTCAGACACAATATAAGGTAGAACTTGAATAAATGCTTTATCTAATTCTACTTCTTTTTCTTGTCTGTCTTGTAAATATGAAGTTACTTCTTCCATAACTCCAATTGTTGGTGGCTTCATTCTGATTTCACCAGCAGATCTAGTTTGAATAATATAAATTCTTTCAGCAGAATTATAATATTTTTCAATTTCTGGCTCAATTACAGTAGGTACTAAGTTTTTAGTTGCTAATTCAATATCAACTGTCTTTCTACCTTTTTTAGTTCTACCTTTAAGGATCAACTTGTTTTCTGGTTCTGGGAAAGTTAAATCTCTAATACTTAAAAGAAGTACAATTCTATCTTCTTCTAAAATATCTTTATAAGATAATCTTCTGTCACCTGACATGATCTTTGCACATGATTCTACGATGGCATTTAACTTTTCTTCCATGTCGATATAGTTGTTATCGTCCATAGTAGAGAAATGTCTGATCTCTGCAGCTTTTGCAGATCTAATCTTAATGATTGTATCAGCAGGATAGAATTTACCTTTTGAAGGTAAATGATCTAGTGTTTCAACGTGCCATCCTAATAAATCATCAGAAGGTGCAGCTTTCGGGGGAGTAAATGATCCCATACTAACTTTACCTAGTCCTTGATCGGCGATGACAGCTTCCATATTAGAAACATCTTCAGATGATTCTGGAAGTGCTGATCTGTTAATAGCGTCTTTCGACTCTAAAGCCTTTTTAGCCGCTTGTTCTTTTTTGTTGTTTTCGTCACTCATGTTATTTGTCTTTTAGGTTTTTCAGTGTTTGTTTTAATATTGATTTTTGATCGGGTGTTTTATTAGCGAGTTCTATTTGAATTAAATCTCTGATCCAGGCACTTATTGAGACTGGTCTGGTTTCTGTATCTAAAGCCTCGTTTAAAATAACCCGATTAACCTCTCGTACTTCTGCCTCTGTTAGAAGCACTTGAAGCTTTTTGGTTAACTTGTTGTTATTCATAATATCTTGTTATGTTAATAATATAATATATTTTCTGTGCAAAATAAAAGGAGAAGATACAGAAGCATCCTCTCCTTTAAATTTGTCTTAGTTTAGTTCTTCAGCCCAAACATCAGCTCTCCAAGTGATCTCTAATGTTTGTGGATCCGCAGTTTCATAGTTTAATTCACCTGTGAAACCAACTCCAGAAGTAATGAAACAGTCATCAAGTGTTACCTTTCTGTAAATGTCTCCTTCTCTGTTGAATTGTACTATTACGATTGTTCCAACGTAATTCTTTTTCAGACCCAATTCACCAGTTTCTGGATTATATTGAGATCTGTACCATTGTCTTATAGTCTTATATAAGTACGCTTGGTTAGAATCGTTTAGGTTTAATGTAAAGTTAACCGTTACGTCGATCGCAGTACCATCAGGCATACCAGCAAATGATCTGGTAGCGAATTTGTACTTTTGTTCAACCGCAGCTACTTCTCTGTGTAGAGTATCAAGTCCTGAGATAGAATTAATGTGCTGTAATAACATACCTTGTCCTGTTACACCGTCTGGTGGTAGGATTGTTACTTCGAACAGGTTAGCCTGTACAGCTTCAAAATTTCTACCTTTCTTTTGAGTTTGATCCTCTGAATAATGTGGTAAAGCCATAATTTTTATCTTTGTTTATTTTATATATCTATGTTTCTTATGCAAAGTTACCGGTTGCGATCTCTCCTGTATTCAAGATTGTTACTCTCGATACTAAGATTTCTAGACCTTTAACTGGTTCAACGAAAGTATCTAATATACCCATGTTGTTGTCTATAACATCGTTAGTGTTGTTAGTTCCGTCCATGATGTTTCTATAATCGTAAACACCTTGATCTTTCTTAACTGACTCCATAAAGTTATCTGCTAAAGTTTTAATTTCTAATCTAGTTTGAGCAGTATTAAACTCGAACAAGTAGTTCTTCAATATCTCAGCTAAACCATCTTCGATGTAGATCATTGCTTCTCTTACGTGTGCAGAAGATAATGCTGATTGAATTCCTTGTTGTGCAGTTTTGTTACCTTTAATTGTAAGACCAACGCCTCTTTCGAATACGATTGGGTTATAACCAAATGGCTCAAGTACGTCTCTGTCATTCTTATCGAATGCAAATTCTAGACCTTGTACACCTGTACCACCTACAACACCTCTTCTAGGTCCTGCTATGATTGACCATGGTAATGCGCTTGTATACTTATCAATGTAGTTGTTAGATACGTAAGCAGCTGGTGGAATCACCAATACTTTACCGTTCTCCATTACATTTAAACCAGGACCATAATAGAATCCGTAGTTTGCTCCATTATTAATAGATGGAAGTGTATACAATAACTCTGGACTTAAATCTAAGTTACCACCAGTTGCTACTGTGTTAACATCAAATGCTCCAGACTGAGTGTTTAAGAATGAAGGGTTTGTTGACTTCTTCAATTCTTTAACCATCGGTGCATTTAATATAGCTGATGCGTTTTGTCTTTCTTTACAAAGAAGAGTTAATTCTTTTTTGTTTAAGATAGTTGCATCTTCTAATGATCCGAATGTATCAACTACATATCTGAATGTGATGTTATCTTTATCAACTAAAGCATTACCTAAACCAGTACCTGGCTTAATCGCTGCCATTAATTCTGCAATCTTCTTAGGTGTATGCGTTGCTCCATCTAATGGGAACATAGTGTAGTGTGCAGTAGACTCTTCGTATCTTTTAAGTACGTGTCCTGGTCTTACGTTACCAACATCTCTGTGTACTGTTAATTTATATTTAGTAACAGCTCCATCAACTTCTTTAACCTTTCTTAAGATTTTAGCTAATGCACCTGTACTAGTTGGCATATACATTCCAACTTTAACGTCTGACCAATCAAAACCTTCAGCACCTGTTTTAGAATAAACAATGTTACCTGCTAACTGATCATCAAATGTCCAACCTGAAGTTACATCTGGTAAAAGTACTGCTCTATCGTTAGGATTAATTACAGATACAGTAATACTATCTGTTACTTTTCTAGCAAAAGGCTGTAGTGTTGATACTAATATACCGTGATAGTCTGAAGAGAATGCCTCTCCACCTGCTGGTGTTAGTTTAATTTGATCTCCGTCTGTACCGTAAGATACATCTACGCCTGCTATTGAAACGTATTCTCCATTAGAAGCACTTTCTAAGAAAGCACCTTGTAATGTAGCACCTTGTGTCCATACGTTACTATCAATGATTATTGCTCCTGTACCGTCTACTGTCATGTTAGCCGCTGATACCCATGTTGATGGTGCAACGTTTACCGGATCGCCGTCATATGCTTCATGTGATTCTTTATCGAAACTACCAGCGTCTTCTGTTAATATTGTACAGTTACCTGCTCCGTCATTTTCAACACCTGATATTCTTAGCCATTCACCGCCTACTGATGAGTTTAAGAATTTACCATCTACGATATTAAGTGTTGCTAAATCTGCTGCTAATTTACCAGTAACTTTTAAGTTTCCGTCTGCGTTAACTTCAATTACTGCGTCAATTGCAGCTGGAGTACCTGTTACTGTTTGATCAACTCTGTGAGAAAGTACTTGATAATCTTGGTAGATATTAAAGTTCTTACCTACTAGGTCGATTCTTTCTAATGCTTCTTCATTAATTGCACAGAATAAACCAGTTCTTCTTGCTTCTAAGTTAATTAGAGTCTCAATGTATAATTGACGACCTTCGTTATCCATGAAGTCAGGAATAATTGATCCAGTGTATTGTGCTAATAAAGATACTTCTCTTAAAGCAGCAAACTTTGCAAGCTCACTTCTTTTAAGACCAGCAGTGTCAAACATCTCACCATAAGTTGGGTCGTTGTTTAATGTAGCTGCATCGAATTTACCTTTGAAGATCATTACGTCTACCATGTAATCTGATACGTATTCTAATTCTTCGATTCCTTCTGGAATGTTACCTTCTCCGTACCATTCTCTAGCAGTTAAATTAAAACCGTCAGTGTTAGCCGCTTGTCTAACAATAATAGTAATAGGATCTTGCTTGATGTTTACAAACGTCAATGCGTTGTCAGAAGTATCTGCTTCGTTATTTGCAGCTGCTAACAATTTGTAGTCAGCTGGCGTCCAGAATTTATCTGTGTCGAAAACTGTACTATATTGTACTGATAAGTTTTTGTGTGCTCCGCCTTCTTGACCTGAATTAGTTGAAGGAGATACAATTGATACACGATCAGCTGCGTCTGCTTCAGTTAAATTCAATGCTAAGATTGGGCCTCTTGATAGAGCTTCGATTGCAGACCTGTGGAAAAACATTCCTTTCTTTTCTAAAGATTTGTCTACACCGCCAAAAACTGCTGCGAACTGTTCAACATCTTCAATGAATACTGGAGAGTTGTAAGGACCTTTTTTAGATCTACCTACAACTAATCTAATAGTTTCAGCTGGGATGTTAACAGTTTGTGATTTGTCAAACTCTAAGCGATATACGCCTGAGCTTTTGAACTGTAATAGTTGAGGACTTAATGCCATAATTTTTCTAGTTTATTTTTTTGTTCTTTTATTATATATCCGATTCTATTCTGTAAATTTATTTAAGGAGATCATAAATGTCAAACTGTAAATCTCCTTGCTCGGTATTATCTTTAAATAAGATCTTTTCCATAGTATCGTGGACTTCAGGGTCAATGACATCTAAGAGTTCTTCAACGTAATCCGCGTAGTCTGTTGTGTTAAAGAATTCTGTTGCATTAATGGCTGTCATTATTGTATCATCGTTCCCCATTTGAGCTCCGTAACTTCCGTTCCTAAGAGTACCAAACAAACTGGCTTCAACTATTGTAGATTCATCCGTCAAATCTAATCTATTTATCTTGTATAATTTTGCAAAATTCTGGCAGAATATTGCTTTATTATCTGTTTTTAATTTAATTCCTGGTTTTAATGTTTTACTATCATGTCTATGTTTAAACCTAACAATCATTTCCTCATCAAAATCATTTCTTTGTGGAAATACAGTTCCTAAGTATTGAAATAAGACTGTACCGTATGTATTGTATTCTACAACCATTTTTACGTTCTCTGAATTAAAGATGTCACATGCTAAGGTATAAAGTATTTTAGCAAAATCCTCAATGACATGTTCATTAGACCTGAATACAGCTACTTGATTAAATTTGAAAAAATCATACATTGCACCGGGATTTATAACGTTTTTAATTTCTTCATCATTCATGGCCTCAATTTTAAATATATTGATTACTGAATAATCACCACCGTTTCCTTCTGCAATATCTACTGAAAATAACCAGAAGTTTCCTGATTCGCTACATGTGTCTATATCAAAATCAGGATCCCACCATAAATCATCTTTAACATCTATACTAATATAATCAAATTCATCAAATTCTTGATGAACGTATTTCTTCATACGCTTACGCATCTTCTTCATATCTACAGGATCTAATAGCAAATTAGAAGATGAAACAAATTCATTTCCATATTGTTTATTAAATGCTTCAATGGTACCTAAATTGGCAAGTTCTCTCTCATACCATGCGTCGTCTCTGTCTGGGTGTTCCCACCAATCAACTCGCATTGAATTGTATTCGTTATCTCCTTTTTCTGCAGCCGCATAAATATTATAAAATTTATTAAATCCATTTGGCGTAGATGTAATTGTAATTCTTGAGACTTTAGATGATGACAACGTAGGATATACATTCTCATAGAAAGAATTTGCAATCGATGGGTGAATGTGTGCAAACTCATCTAGGTATAAATTATGAATTGTAAATCCAATACCTGATTTTGCAGTAGTTGATTGTCCAATAAGACGACATCCATTGTCACATCTTACATTCATTACATCATACTTGATAATACCCGGTTTCATAAAAAACGGCAGGTTTTCAACTACAATCTTTGCCTTATCAATAATTTCTTTTGTTGAATCTGACTTATTGGCAAGCAATAGCGTATTCTTATCTGTATTAAAGGTAACGTACCACGCATTAAAAATAGAAGCCGTTACTGTTTTACCCATTTGTCTAGCGGCTAGGACGATGTTAAATCTTTCCGATTGGAAGTTCCTTAACATTTTCTTTTGATATTCCCTAAGTTTTACTTGTTGAATACCATCATCTGTCATTACAACTGCATATTTCTCTGCAAAATAAACAATGTCTCGGGCACATCTAGCTAATTCAGTAACTTCGTCATCTGTATATTCAAATACAATATTACCTTTACGTAAGAATTGTTTACCCTCATAGAATGGCATAGCAACCTTAGGCCTATAACCCTGGTCTAATGCAAGCATAAGATCGTCAACTTGTTTGGTAGACCAAACAATTCTATCTGATGCAGCATTTGCTGTGTCCTCTTTTGGGATCCATTTATTATCTCCTACGTAATCGCTCATTATTCTTCTTTAGAATCTTCTATATCAATGTCTTCTATATCTTCTTCAATATTTGCACCATTTATACCAGCTTGGATCGCTGCCATTAAATCTTTGGTACCTCTTTGTACATTTCTATCTGATGTGTCTCCACCTGATGATTCAATTTCTGTAACATCATCTCTTTTTCTGTATATCTCAATATCTCTTGCTATTCTCTTTGTAGATTCTTCAGCAGCCATCAAATACATTGTCTGTGATTTAATAATATCAAGCATTGATTTTTGTAGAGTTGCTAAAACTTCAAACATCCTTGGAGCTAATTCTCCACCTTCAATTGTTTCCAACAAAGTAGTTAATGCTCTTTCACCTGCTTGTAATTGATAGATCAAGGAAGACATTGTCATTTCATCCATGGCTTTTTTGGCCTTGATGTAATCATCTTTCTCTATAATATCCGCGTCTAAATAAAACTTCATAAGACTTTCGATAGTCTTCTTAGCCTTTTTAGCAGATGAAGCTTTTAATTCTGTATAATTTACAGGAGCTAAACTAGTTTCTCTCTGTATCATTGGTAAATCAGTTGGATCTGTTTCCACATCCATTGTATTTTCACCTATTAAAGCATCTAATTCCTTTCTGATTTCATCAGCTTGGTCTGAAATACTTTTCTTTTTCTCTTCGCTCATATTATTATATTATATACTATATATCTAGCAAATACTTGTGACAATTTAGCATGTCACCTACTTATCTAGCTTGATTGTAGCGTCTTAGTTGGATAGAAGGTATCGCGTTGTCGATGATGTGTGCATATTGATTATCTCTAACTACATATTGTTGTAAAAGATTAATATGTTGTTCATCTCCAATAACTTTATTGAATAATCTAATATTAGTTATTTCGTGGTTACCTGGCATTAGTGACCATTTGTCGTTGGTTGTCCAACCGTATGGTGTGATGTTATTTACTTTCTCAGATAATATCGATGCTAATGTCTCTTGTACTGTTTGGCCATTCTGCCAGTTACTCATTGGATCTAATCTATAAACATCTGTGCTTAATACGTTGTATGTATTACTTAAATTAATAACTACGCCATACCACGTTCCAGTCTCTAAATCAGACGCATAGTTGAATGTATGTGTATCGTCGTTTATGTTTAAAGTAATTGCAGTTTTAGTCGTTTCAACACTTAATCCTTTAGAACCTGTTCTACCTTTGACTAAACTTAATTTGGGTTTAGTTAAGCTAAACGCGTTAACTGTTGGTCTAAACCAAAGAGTCATTGCCATATTCTTATCAGCATGCATTTCAGATTTTCTCTGATATTGTAATGCTTCAACTCCTATATCTTTAATGCTTGACATATCATAACAGTTTTTTGAAACCATAGTCCATTGATTTCTAATCTCAGTGTCCTTAATTGTTAAATCGTTATGAATCTTATATCTAGTGCCATCGTTAACTTCACTGAATACTGTTTGATATTGTTCAGGTTTGGTTACTTTAGCATACTCTTCTTTTATTTCTTCTCCGAATACTTCTTCTAATCCTGTTACTAAATCATCAACTTGTTGTTCAATAGCAGTATCAGTGTGTATGTTACTTGTTCTTTCTTCGTATTTAGTTAACATCAATCTCCAATATGTCATATCCATATTGAATTCATCTGCAAATGAAACTGATCGTACTTCGTACATTCTATTCATTAGAGGGAAATATAAGTAATCTCTAGATCTTGGACTTGGTCCGAGACCAAACGCTGTTTTAAATTGACCTTGCGTAAGATGTACTTCAAAATCTTCAAAGCCCATTCCAAAAATATCGTATTGGAATTCTTGTGTAGGCATTGCATTATCAGGTACCATAATTTTAAGATCAGAGCTTGCTGTTACGTTATATAATGAATATTCCATTAATACAACATCACTTGATCTTTTATCAGGTTCCACTCTAAAATATTTTACAGGATGTCCCCACATCTCTGAAGATAATTCACTTAAATCTCTATAAGTATCTACTGGTCTCTGTAAGTTATATGGATCATATAGTCCAACTTCACAATCTATAACTATGTTTGCGCATCCACTCATAGACCATGGATCGTTACAATCTCCACAGAATTGTGGACAACTTTCAATTACTCCATTTTCAGAAAGTAATTCAAAGGTAACACTTAACAATGTGATAGTGTTATAATCACCTAATCTGTTAACTTCTGCTTTAACATCTAACCATAGAGGTTTAGTAGCGTCAAAGGTTTGACCTAATAAATCATTAGGCCCAGTTGACATGTTAAGTGGTCTAGCTGGAGACATTTGGCCACCATCTGTACTAGATCCGTTTTGTGACCATCTATATGAATAATCAAAGTGATTATTAGCATCTGGTTTTTTATAAAATGTAATACCTGTTGATGTTATAGGTGCGCCTTCTATAATAGTAAATTGAGTTGGGCTAAGTAATGCGTCAACAGTTACTGTGTAATTAGAAATAAGAATCTTTTCTCCAATTACTAAATCTAAGTTTGTCCCAATACCAGTGATAGTAGTTTCGCCTAAAGTCATAGCAAGAACACCTACAGTAGATGGAGTTGAAACTCCTGCTGTTACGTTCCATCCTGTAACATTTGTAATACTCTCGTAAGGATCTACGAGTTTGGCGAACATAAAGTCGCCGATTTGATTTGCTGTAAAGTTAGTTACCATTGAACTATTAGAGTCTAAGACTTATTTTTATTTATATATCTGATTTTTTGTCAGCTATTAGAAGCATCTCTGGATCATCAGACTCATATACTTCTACTCTTTGTATAATTGCATTAATTATATTGAAAACTTCTGTTGTATTATTCTCTGATAAAAACAAATCTAGAGAGGATAAAAACTGCCTAACCCTCATTACCATAAAGTGTTCTTCTTGTCCAAGCAAGTCAGCTCTTCTTAAGATCATACCTGCAACATCAGCTTCGTGTTCATTAAATATATCAAAAAGTCTAATACTACCTCTCAGTGTCTTAGTACTGTATTTGATAGTTTTAATTTGATCTACATTAATAATTCTACTATAACTCGCATTTTTGTTAAGAGTAAATTTGACCCATCTTAAATTAGACATAGTCTCAAAAATTTGATTTATAAAATATATTGAGGTGGCTTCTTTGTGTATCGCAACATCACTTATAGCCTTAAATCTAGAAATTTCAGATTTAAACCCTGCGTATATAATCTTTTTAAGATCATTTACATCAATAAGCACTGAATCATCTCCTAGTTTTTTTGTGGTGGAAAATCTTGTGACTATTCCCCACAATCTTAAATCGATAGAGTTATACTTGTGTAAAGTAATATCTATAACTTCTGAGAATGTATCTCTATTTCCTGTAGACATCGACCTGGGTTTCTATTTTTTTCAAATCAGAATAAAGAGCTTCTTTTGCAAATAGTTTAAGATCATTAAAATCTCGCATGCCTATTTCATTTTTAGTAAGATAGATCTGAACTGCTTGTTCTGTTGGAATATATTTATCCGCCTTATTTTTTGCAGCAGATTTCTTTGTTTTGGTGTAAAACCATCCAGGTACTGATTTGAATCGTTGTGCTACCATGGCCCATGATTCTACAACATTTGCACCACTAATACCATTAACATTAAACATGTTTGCGTTTGCAGGATATTTAATTGCCATGAATCGATTGATCATGAAATGGTGGCGCTTTTTGTTGTGATTTTTTATTTTATCGTATTGACTTTTTTTAGTAAACATTATCTTTACAAAGTCAAATAATTTAGTTTCGTCTAGCATACTTGTTATATGTTATTCGGTAAGAAAGTTTATCCTATAAGGGTATTAAATGCATGTTGATGTGCATCTAATTTTGAAAGATCATGAAGCATCTCTATTTTATTAGCTAGGTCTATAACCTCTAATTTTATGCCATATGCATTTGCTTCTGCTAATATTTCTTCAATCTGAATATAATCTGTCAGTGTCATATTAAAATAACTTTTTAGTTGGATCTGCTGATATTACCTTTTTAGTTTTTTTACCTACTAATTTCATAGGCTTTATTCTTGAAGACGCATCTTCTTTAGGAATATCCATACCTGCAAATGCATCTGGACCAAATCCACCTGACTTATCAAGCCAATGTGTACCTTCTAGAATTTTATCCATTTCTAGTAGAACATCCTTATCCTCGATAGCACCTTCCCAGTCTTTTTCTATAGAATCATAGATAGCACGTTGAATTGCATCTGGAATAGTTTTATTGTGTAGAAGCATCAGAGCAATGTTAGTTGACAGAGCTATTTTGATGAGTGTGGGTGAACTATGGCCCACTACACGATAAATTATATCAGACAACTTGTCCTTGTATTCAGAAGAGAAGAGGTGATCTATGATAAAGTTATCGTATTCTTTAAGAAACTGCTCGTATATAACATCTGCGTGTTTCATAGTTAATGAATAGTTACGCATCTTACCAGTCTTCATTTCTTTTTGCCATGTAACACATGCTGAGATATTATCTGATTTATCTCCAGTTAATATCTTTTTAAGAATGAATTCATCACAGTCTACTTCTTCAATAACTATTTTATTAGCATTGATCCAGTTTACAATATCACCTTGATAATTATCTCTTAAC